AGAATACTTGACATCATAGGTGGAGAAACTTCATAACCTCGCTCACGAAGCTCCAAAATCATATCCACCTGTGAAATTCGCAATTTCTCCATTCTCGACTTGACACTCACGATTTTTACCTCCTTTCATGTTCTGAAATTCGGAACTACTATTGACAAAAAGACGAATTTATGTTATTATTATTCTTACAAACAAACCTAAATCCACTACTTCTCAAAACTGCCAATTTTGAGAGGTCGCTTTCTTATTGCCAATTCGTGATTTCCGAACTTCTTGTTATTATTATAATTCTTATTTCACGAATTGTCAATAGGTAAATTCAAAAAAATCCGAATTATTTTTCGTGAACAATTTGTGAAGGGAGAATTAGATATGACTTTCGCTGAAAACATCAAGCGTATTTGTGCCGAACGAGGAACGAATCTTACAGCAGTAGTTAAGAAGGTCAAAGGGTCTTCATCATTTGTTACTGCCATCAACAAAGGCTCTCTACCGAAAGAAAGCGAACTGATAGAGTTCGCACAAGAGCTGGGGTGTTCTGTTATGGATTTCTTCGCTGACGAAGAAGACCTCGCTCCACAGCCAGTGCCACAGAACGAGGACGAACAAGACATACTCAAAATCTATCGCTCACTGTCTCGTAGAGCGAAACACGAGTTTATGAGCATGGTCTATGAATTTGAAAACAGAAAAGAATTAGAGGGGGATAATGACACAGCTACGGCAATCTAAAGTCATTCCCTTTGAGTTAATTAAAAGAAAGAAGCAACTGGAGGTGGTACTACGAAAGCGGTAATCTATGCTCGTTATTCGAGCCACAACCAAAGGGAAGAATCCATTGAGGGTCAGCTTCGAGAGTGCCACGAGTTCGCCATGAAGAACGATTTTGTGGTGATAGATGAATACTGCGACAGAGCCATATCGGGTAAGACCGACAATCGCCCGATGTTTCAAAAGCTCATTAAGGATTCTGAAAGAGGACATTTTGACGCTGTAATCATGTACACCCTTGACCGCTTCGCTCGTAATAGATACGATTCTGCAATCTACAAAGCGAAGCTCAAGAAGAATGGTGTAAAAATCTTCTATGCGAAACAGCCCATGCCGGACACACCCGAGGGCATTATTCTTGAATCTGTCCTTGAGGGTTACGCCGAGTATTACAGCGAAAACCTCGCCCGAAGTATCAGACGAGGTATGAAAGAGAACGCCCTACACGGTATCGCTATGGGTACACCAGTGCTGGGCTATAAAATTGTTGATAAGAAATTCGAGATTGACCCTGTTGGAGCAAAAGCAGTACAGGCTATCTTTACCATGTATGCTGAAGGTAAATCACAAAACGATATTGTCCAATACCTCAACGAACAGGGGTATAAGACTTCCCGAGGGAACGCCTTTAATAAAAACAGCTTGAGTAGAATCTTGAGAAATGACAAATACATCGGTGTATATCGCTTCGATGATGTGGTGCTGGAGGACGCTGTACCGCCCATCATCAGTCGAGAACTGTTTGAGAAAGTACAAGCCCTGTTCAAACACAATTATGCGGCTCGTGCAAGGAACAAAGCGATAGAGGACTACTTATTATCCACAAAGCTGTTTTGCGGTCACTGTGGCTCTGCTATGGTCGGTGAGAGTGGTACATCTAAATCGGGAAAACTTCATTATTACTATAAGTGTGTGAATCGTAAGAGGAATCATAACTGCGATAAAAAGGTGGAGAAGAAAGACTGGATAGAAAAGCTCGTTGTCCAGTACACAGTAGAGAATGTCCTCACAGACGAGAATATCGAACTCATAGCAACACGAGCTATGGAGCTGATAGAGAAAGAGCTTCAAGATACATCTGTGCTGGTGAGCTTACAGGGAATGTTGAAAGAGACCAATAAAAAGATAAAGAACCTGTTGACAGCAATCGAGCAAGGAATATTCACCAGTACCACCAAAGGGAGACTGGAGGAGCTGGAAGCAGAGAGACGAGACCTTGAGGGTCAGATTGCCCGAGAAGAAATGAAAAAGCCCCTCTTGACGAAGGAGCGTATCATGTACTGGCTCGCTTCATTCAAGAAGGGAGATATAAATGATATAGAATATCAGCGTAGAATCATCGACACGCTGGTAAACTCCGTATATCTGTACGACCACGGAGACAAAGGGCGAAAAATCGTGCTGACATTCAACATCAGCGGAGCGAATACCCTCACTATCGAGTGTTCGGATATTGAGGGCATAGCTCCACCAAACAATGCAAATCCGAACACCTTATTTTTCGTGAAACATTGTTTCGGATTTGTTTTCATAGTAGAGGAAGTCTGACTTCGGTTAGGCTTCCTTTTTCTGTTCCAGCTTGAGTTCCATAACAGCCGCTTCAATGAGATTTTCAATCTCTGATACATTAAGAGTGAAGCCCTTGCTGTTGAGGAACTGCACCACATAGTCTTTCTTCTCCTGTCCTCTACCAGTTCCAACATAAATCATTTCTGCCGCTTCGACAGCAATATTTACCCAAAACTTGATAGTGTCCAGTTTCTCGGCACTTACCTTTGTCTTGAGGTAAGGAATGAGAAATGCTGTAATCAGAGAGATAACCAGTGTCAGAACTGCTACGATAATCTGTGTCAAATCAACCATTGTAATATCCTCCTTGTTCATTAAACGATTGTTCTGTCGGTTCTACCTTGTAAGTTCGCATGAGCTTGATACGATTCTCGACCTTTGCCTTTGCATAGTAGAAGCCTGTGCCTGTGGCGGTCTCGGCGGCTACTGCTGGAATGAGGTACTGGAGGGGTGACAAATCGCACGTTCTCCACACCATGATGAATGTAAACAGGATAACAGCTACATTCACAACAGCCGCTACAATCAGTATCAACTTTGAAAACTCAATAGGCTTTTTCTTTCTTCTGCGTACCATTAGACACGCTTTGTGTAGTCAAGGGAAATCCAGCCAGCCCCGGACTTCAACTTGCCCCACTTGGAAGCACCCTTACCAGTGCTTTCAGCAACGATGGTGTACACACCCTTGTCACGAATTGCACCATTAGTACCATAGTTCGTACCAGCACCCTTACGGATATTCAGCACACTTGCTGTAACCTTTACAAGATAAGGCTTGAACTCTTGTGTGGTGGTCGTAGACTTTCCAGTGTAAACAACATTACCCTTGCTATCGAATACCGAGTAGCCCGGATTCTTGTCTGCCATCGCCTTTGCATTTGCGAGAACACTGTAAGCACCCTTCTGACTTTTAGCGTCAGCCCATGTCTTACGAACACGATACAGCTCTTTCTTGGTCGTAGTTTCTGTCGGAGCAGAAGTAGTACCACCGAGCTGTTTCGTAACCTCTGTTGCGAGGTCTCCCAGTCTGTTGTAGAGCCAGTCTCCCGGACAGGACTTGTTCGCAAACCATCTATGTACGGTAATCACCATTTCATCGGACTTCGGAGAGTAATTGAGGGTCTTGGTCTTGTCACCAAACCACAGCAATTTCTTCTTACCGTTACGCTTACAAATATCCACACAGAGAGCAACAAGGCTCTTGTACACACTGGTATTCATAGCGTATGGTGCGGTAGTATCGGAAGCACACTCAATAGTGACTGCTCGCTGGTCGTTTGCGTTGCTGGAGGAACACCAGCTACGATTTGCTTCATCGACACAAAGACCAATCTTTCCGTCTTTACCGATAACATAGTTACAGCTTGCGTCTCTGCCTTTAGGGAAGCACCCACAGATACTTTCAGCAGTCAACTGACCGACAACACAGTGAGGAGTGATACGGTCAATGCTGTGCGTTCTCTTACCCGAGTGGTTCGGACTTAAACCTGTGTACTTCACCAATGAACTATTACTCATGTTTTCTTCCTCCTTTACTTCGTCATACTGGGTTAAATCCCAGCTTTTGATTACTGCCATTACATTGTCCACATAGGATAATGATGTGGCATAACCAGCGGATTTAATTTTCTCAAGGTATTCCCGAGGGTCGGTCACACCTTTAAGGCTCGCATAATTGGAAATGTTGGTGAAATCAAAGTAGCCGATAACACCATTCTCCATGTCTGCGAATTTACACCACTTCATAGCAGAGCTGGTATAACTTCCGTCTGCGTTCTGCTCACTGCCTACTTTGTTGTAAATCCCGATACAGGTCTTACATCGTCCTTCTCGATACTTGAGACCGAAGAAGTTACAGGCATTTACAGCCAGCTCGGAAGTACCATAGGCACTCTCTAAACACGCTTGAGCGATGATAGGTGAGTAAACCTTGATACCATAAGAGGGTGCATACTTTTTCACCAATGCGGCAATCTGTTTGATAAACTCTTGTTTGCTCATACGATACCTCCATTAAAGAAAAAGATTTTCGTCCGAGCATTTCTTGTAAACACGCTCAACATTCTCGATAGCGAGAACAGCCTTATTGTTTTCATACTCGGGGTGTTCCTCACAATACTTTTCGTATCGGGTAATATCATCGAGTATTTGGTCGAAATGCTCTTTCGTGTGCTTCTGTTCATGTAACACTTCATCGTTGAAGCGGAGAATCCTGTATCGGCAAGCAGTAGCTTCATTCTCTGAAATCAGTGTAGCCAGTCGCTCTAACTGCTTCGAGGTCTTGGCTTGGTCTTCCTTAATAGCTGTGATAGCGTCTGAAAACTGCTTCTGAATATCAAGGCTCTGCTTATGCCACTCGGGATATTTCTCTGCTTGGTCGATTACTTTCTGAACCTTACGCTCTTTTTCTTCTTCCTTTTTGTACTTCTCGATTAAGTGGTTTTTGGTGACAGTATAGAGCTTGTACACGAAACAGAGAGCCACGATAACGACAACGACAGTAGCCACTTTCAAATCACCAAAAACCTGTAAAAATTCGTCCATTGACTTCACCTCCTGTGGAATTTGTTAAGACATATCGCATGGGGTCTTACGACCCCACACGACAGCCTGTGAGACCTTATTCAGTAACAAGGTCTTCCAGTTCGAGGTCAATGAGAATTTCCTTAACCTGTGCCTTCAGCACTGCCGGAACACTCGCATAAGTCCTCTTGCCCTTTACAATAAGGGTAGCGTAGATAACTGCCATGCTTTCAACCTCCTTTCGCTTGATAAACACCAGTAGGTGTCCGAATATATTGAGATACATCTTACTGTACCTCACCTAACAGAGCTTCAACCTCTGCTCGGATTTTCTCGGGTACATCGTCAATGGTCTTGAGACCCTTACGAATCAAATCAGCGTAAATTTTTGCCATGATTACATACCTCCTAAAATCATTTCATAGACTTCGACTAAAGCCAACTCAAGGTCGGTCATAGCCTTTTCTGCCGGGGAAATCTCACGAAAAGCGAGATACCAGTTACCGTCAACCCATTCCATCTGCTGAATGAACTGTACATCTGTCATGGTGACTTCGGTTTCGCCATCGGAAACCTTCATAGTGGAGAGGTTGTTCACGAAGATACTCTCGTCCACCTTTGTTTTGCTGACGAAGTTATCACCGTTCTTGGTAAGCCCGGTCAACTTCTGTCCGTCAGCGAGTGTGATCGTGTACTGCATTTTGTTACCTCCTTTAATTGGTTAAATAAAGTGTCCATATTTTCTCTTTGCCGCTTACTCATAATGCGATAGTGATTCTTGAACCACGA